TTGATCGACGATTCAATCGTGCGAGGAACACAGCTTCGAGAGACGACGGAATTTTTATATAACAGTGGCGCCAAAGAAGTTCATGTAAGACCGGCATGTCCGCCATTGCTTTATGGATGTAAATATTTGAATTTCTCACGTTCAAAATCAGAACTGGATCTGATTACCCGCAGAATTATTTTGGAACGAGAGGGAGAGAATGCAGAAAAGGTACTTGATGAGTACGCAGATCCAAACAGTGACCGCTATGCAGCAATGCTGGAAGGAGTGCGCAAGCAACAGAACTTTACGACATTGAGATACCACAGACTGGATGATTTGATTGCGTCTATCGGATTGGAACCATGTAAACTCTGTACATATTGCTTTGATGGAAAAGAATAAAAAACAGGCACAACCCTTATAAAATGGGGAAGTGCCTTTTTAATTGATACTGATTTGATACTATAATTTTATATTTTCCAATTTCTCAATAACTTCCTGTTTATGCGATTCGAATAGATGGGAGTATGTGTTTAATGTCATTTTTACATCCTCATGCCCCAACTGTTCCGCAATCATAAGAGGATTCGCACCGAGATTAATCAGTAAACTCGCATGACTATGCCGAATATCATGCGCACGTATTCGTTTTACACTGGCTTTTTCATAATTGTCTCTTATGGTTATATGAATCCAGTTATCAGCCCTATGAAATAACCTATCTTCTTTTTGTATGCCATATATCTTACTTGCATACAATTTTATCTCGCTGATTAGAAAGGAAGGTATATCTATAATACGTTCGCTCTTTTCTGTCTTTGGCGGATTGATTACTATTCCGTCTTTAGTGTGCTTCAGTGTTTTAGTGATGGACATCGTGCAATTGTCAAAATTAATATCGCCTAGAGTCAAGGCAAGAAGCTCGCCTTTTCTTATTCCGGTAAAGTACAAGATATCGAAAGCGGTAAGCTGCACAATATTCCCCGCTATGGTTGTTCTGAATTTCTTATATTCGTCAAGTGTCCAAAAATTAACAGTTGTTTTCGATGGTTTACAAATTTGGTTAATCACGGGATTTTTGGATAAGCCGAGATATTTTACCGCATAATTAAATAGTTCGCTTAAATCAGTGTTGAGCTGTCTGCAATGCGTTGGTGAGTATCCTTTTTTCAGTATAGCAGATTGCCATCTTGCTATATCTTCCGGGGTAATTTGTGATAATACCAGGCATTTAAAGTGCGGCAAGATATTACGCTCTATGCGGTAACATAGACCTTGAAGCGTAGTATCTCTAATGCGCCCCTTTTTAAAAGCACAGAATTTGTTATACAATGATTCAAACGTAATATCGGGATTCTTTGCGAATTGCTCCAAAAACTTCCGTTCCCAGTCTTTTGCATCACGCTGAAGCTTGAACCCTCTCTTTAATTTCTGTTTCTTTTCCCCTTGCCAGTTGGTATAGTAGAATTTGCAGTACCATGTTCCACGATCATTATCTTTATATACTGCCATGTGTTTATCTCCTTTCATTTCGTGCCTGCCAGTGCGTGAAATGGTTGAAGATAATTGATTTATTCTATTTTGTATACTTTTCTAAATGTGTAAGTTCTTCTACTCTTTTTGCAGCTTCCTTTTTACCTGTTTCATTCAGTTTTTTACAATTTTCCAATACTATCCGTTCTTCTTTTGACTCCGGGACTAGTTTCTCTAATCCATATTTTGATAATTCTAGCTCTAATTCTTCATTACTTATGAGTATCTTGGAACTAAGACGGGTTACGGGTATTTCTAGGGCATCAGCTATTTTCTGAAGTGTTTCTATTTTAGGGTTTTGATTACCGGATTCATATTTTCTTATATTTGAGTCGGCAATACCGCATAATTCGCCGAGTCTTTTCTGTGTTAACCCTTTTTCTGTTCGGTATTTTTTTATCATATCTCCTGTATATGTTGACATTATACTTATCACCTCTTTCTATTTGAGAATAGAATATCACATTTAAAGATAAATGTACAGAGTGAAAACAATCTAAAAAACAACTTGACAGATTGGAAAACATCTGATATATTCAAAATACAGATTGAAAACAATCTGAAAGCGAGGTGATAAAAAGATGAAACTTAACAGACAAAAATACGAACTTGCAAGAGCAAGATCATGCATGGGTCAAAAAGACTTGGTTGCTGCAGGGATTCCGAAAGGAACTCTATGCGGGATAATCAATGGGAGGGTAGAAGCAAGGCCGGAGACATTGGGCAGGATTGCAAAGGCTCTCGGTGTTGATGTTTTGGAAATCATTGAAACAGAATAAAATACGCCTGCCAGTGCGTGAAGTGATTGAAAGGAGTTGATTAAATGAGTAAGCAGGTATACACGGCGAAAGACATTTCAGAGATTCTTGAGGTGTCTGAGAGTAAAAGTTACCAATACATTCGGCAAATGAATAAAGAACTGGAAGAAAAAGGGTATCTTGTGTGTCGTGGGCGCGTCCCGGTGGCATATTTTCAAGAAAGGTTCTTCGGGGTAAACGCAGGGGAGACGGTAACAGCATGAAATATAACAGAGAGTTAAACATTGCAGTTGGGAGAAATAGAAAAGAGACGAGTTGGACAACACGAGTTATTATGTGGTCTGATTTCATCAAAAACTTGTCCTCTCCTGCAGAATCTAAAGAGACACAGGCAGAATATAAGCAGCTTACGAAAGCGCAACAAGACGAGTTAAAAGACATAGGAGGTTTTATTGGCGGTGTTCTCACTGGAAACAGGAGAAAGAGTGGCAGCGTGAAAAGCAGGTGCTTAATAACCCTTGACATGGACCATATACCTGCAGGTGAGACAGGGAATCTTTTGAAGCGTATAGCCGGTCTAGGCTGTTCATATGTGGTGTACAGTACCCGAAAGCATGAGGGAGCAGCTCCACGTTTGCGTGTTATCGTTCCAACTGATAGGGACGTGCTCCCTGATGAATATGAACCAATAGCCCGGAAGACGGCCGAATTAATCGGAATAGATTACTGTGATCCTACAACATTCCAGGTAGAGCGTTTTATGTATTGGCCAAGCATCTGCAAAGGTGCGGAATATGTATTTCAATATGGGGACAATCCTTTTCTATCAGCTGATGGTGTGCTTAATATGTACGAAAACTGGAAAAGAGTGAAAGAGTGGCCGAAAGTTTCCGAATTAGATAAACGTATTGAAAGAAATATTAAAATGCAGCAAGATCCTACTGAGAAAAATGGGGTCGTGGGTGCGTTCTGCAGAGTATATGACATTCCTGCAGTAATTGAAAAATATCTTTCGGAAAGTTATGAGCCGTGCGGAAATGACAGGTATACATATACCCGTGGATCTACAACCGGTGGAGCAGTACTCTATGAAGGTGGGAAGTTCCTATACAGCAATCACGCAACAGACCCCACATCAGGAAGGCTGTGTAATGCGTTCGACCTTGTTAGGATGCATAAATTTGGTCATTTTGACGAGGACGCAAAGCCGGATACGCCAAGCACAAAGCTTGAAAGTTATTCTAAAATGTGTGAAATGGCATTACAAGACCCCGCAGTCAAAAAAGAAAATATTATCAGCAAATTTCCGGAAGAGGAGAGGACAGATAACGCAGGGGAATGGATTAAAAGCCTGGAAATTAATGGAGACGGCAAAGTATTGAGCACTTCAAATAATGTCATGCTGATACTTGCAAATGACCCGCTGTTGAAAGGTGCTTTTCAGAAAGATGATTTTTCTAATCGTATTTACGTATTACGGGAGACACCGTGGAAATCAGGAAATGATAAACGAGATTTCTCGGATACGGATATGGCGGGGCTTAGGGTGTATCTTGAGACAAGATACCGTATAACGGGAAGTGGGAAAATACAGGACGCTTTCGACACCTTTATAGAACAGACAGCAGTACACAGTGTAAGAGAGTATATAAAAAGCCTGCACTGGGACGGCGTAAAACGTATTGATTCGGCTTTTATTGATTTTCTTGGCGCGAACGATACGCCATATATAAGAAAGTCTGCAAGAAAAATATTCTGTGCGGGGGTTGCCCGTATATTTTCTCCGGGCATCAAATTTGATTACCTGCCGACGCTCATAGGTACTCAGGGCATTGGGAAAAGTACTTTCATCCGTATCATGGGAAAGGACTGGTATAGTGACAGCCTTAAAATCACAGATATGAAAGATAAGACTGCAGCTGAAAAAATACTCGGCTCATGGGTGATTGAGATTTCAGAAATGGACGGCATGAATCGGACAGATGCAGGTACCATAAAATCATTCCTTTCTACAAAAGAGGATAAGTACCGCCCAGCATATGGCAGGGCAACAGTGACCCATAAAAGACAAAGTATTTTGATTGGGACATCAAACGAAAGAGAGTTTTTAAAAGATGACACCGGAAACAGAAGATTTTGGCCGATAGATGTGGGAAAAAGTACGCCTTTAAAAAATGTATTTGAAGACCTGCCAAAAGTGATTGATCAGATGTGGGCAGAGGCGCACTGCTATTTTGTAATGGGCGAACCACTGTACCCGGATAAAGAAATGGCAGAAGCTGCAGAAAGGGAGCAGGAAGCACACAAGCACGAAGACCCACGGAAAGGAATTATTGAGGAGTTCTTAAAAATACCTATCCCGGTCAATTGGTATTCTATGGATGCTGATTCAAGACGTTTATATGATCCCAAAACATATACCGGTGAAACGATGGAAAGGGATAAGATATGCGCTTTAGAAATTTGGGTCGAATGTTTCCACAGAGCAAAGGCTGATATGGCGCAGAGAGATACAAGACAAATCAACGGTATCTTGTCAGAAATTTTAAAAGATAAACCGGAATGGATGCGAGACAATTTGCGATTCGGGACAGATTATGGACGGCAACGAGGATTTTCAAAGTGTTCCGTACAAAAATAGAAGTGTTCCGTACAAAAATAGAAGTGTTCCAAAGTGTACCGTCGAGTGTTCCACCAACAAACCTAGTAAAATTAAGGGCTGTAAGCATATTTATACTATATGGAACACTGGAACACTTATATAAAAGAGTTTGTTGAAACAAGAAGATTAAGACGTATAAGGTGGATAGCTGTACACCTTAATACACCTTAAACGCCTTAATACAATATGCTATATAGAAATAGGGGTAAAACTGTTCAAAGTGTCCGAAAGGAGGAAAAATGGATTTAGAAGAAATAGAGCAGCAGATTTATATTAATACAATGAGGCTCAAGAGCATAGAGGCGAATTTTGAAAATGTAGCTCCGTATTCTAGTGAATTTGATTCATTAATGGGCAAAGCACTTGAAATAAAAGAGGAACTTGATCGCCTTACTGTGGAGCGGATAAGACTGAAGTTCAAAGAGCATTTTGAAAAATAATAAGAAAAACGCCCTCATCTAACAGCAATTAGACAAGGGCCATGTATCTATCTTGATGCCAGCCAGCGTTTAAGAAATGATACATGAATATTATAACAGATATTCAGTGAAAGGAATAGGCGGAATTATGGAATATAAAGTAATTAATGAAGAACTAAACATAAAAGCGTGCAGAATTGGAGATTTAACTATGCAGCAAGTGCAAAGTTTTTTGAAATTGTGGAATGATGGAAGTTCAATCTCTACATTAACAGCTTTTATTGACGAAGAAGATAAGGCGTTGGTACTAAACAAAGATAATAAGAACTATAACTTATATCTTACAATGTGTGAAAAGTATCTATCAACTACAGACGAAAAACGAACCGATTTCAGAGAAAAGTCAAAAGATAATCCACATTATGAAACCGTCTGCCTTTTAGATAAATTGATAGAACTGCGTAGGGTTGGAGAAGTTATGAAGATGTTAGGAAGTCAGAAAGAAAAATATGTTGACTATCCGAAGCATGTTTTTGATGGCATTATCAAGAATTATGATTTTTCAGATGAACGGTTTCACATGTGGAAAGCGTATACTTACAGCATCATTCAAGGAAAAAGAGCAGAACGAGCAAGAAGAAAGGCAGGTGCTGTCAATGAAGCCAATTAATACATACAAGAAATGTTTATGCTGTGGCAGTAAGCATCAAGCTACAGCAGAGCGAAAGAAATGTCTGTGCGGTGGTCATTTGTATCTGATCGGCACGGTTTACCAGCCGAAAATCATGAGAGGAGGCAAATAAAATGCTTTACAGAAGTGACATGTTGAAAGAGATAGAAAGAGCGTTAAAGGATGCAGCATATGCAGATGTACGAAACATTTACATGCTTTTAGTAGGTGCTGGACTTATCGAGGAGAAAGAAGATAACTAGCGAAGATTATAAAAAATTGATCATTAAAATTATTGGGGAAATTGATGATCAGCGATCACTCATATCAATTTATACAGTGGTTAAAGAGTTGAATGAGTAATAAGTGGATTAAGGAGGAAACATGGAAGCAGAGGAGTTAAAAAAATATATACATGAAATGGTAGATAGAATCATGGATGAAAGACGACTTAGACAAATCTATACAATCTCGCACAGGGCTTTTATTCGAGACAGGGGTGTACAATATGAGCGTGAAGATTAAAATATCATATACCACAGATGAGGAGCTAGAAGAGGTTACAAGACCTCTTTCCTCTCTTGTAAAGAATTGGAAGAAACAACCGGCAAAGGGGAAGTATAAGAGGGCTTACGGTACCTTAAGCCGTGAGCGAAGCCCGAACGAAGCACGAGAGGGGGTTAATTCGTGAATGATTCAAATTTAATACCGAACACCGAGCGAAGCCCGAGCGAACTACGGGAAATGGGAAGAAAGGGAGGTATCAAGAGCGGAGAGAGCCGGAGAAGAAAGAAAAGGCAGCGGGAAATTATGAAGCTATTGGCAGAAAATTTCAGTAAATCAGAAGAGTGCAAGAGACTACTGGAATTTATGAAAAGAACATTGCAATAAGCTGCGACATTTGATATAATTATTTTAGAGCAAATAGAATAATATAAGTACCGCACTGGGTTCCTCTCATCTCAGTGTAAGCCTATACAGGGCGTGGGAATAGCTAAAGTCGTGAAATGCGACCATAGCCGTTCTTACGTCCTTTTTTATTTGTTCTATATTCTTCTTTTTTTTATTTACACTATTCTTTTTTCAATTTTATGAATAGCCGACCGGGCGTAAAACGGGGAAAGGACATGAAAAGCATGGAAGAAAATGCAATGAACACCAGTACACAACTGGGCGGAAATAAAACACAAACACAGCAGGCGGAAACTGAAAAGATGTTCACACAAGAAGAAGTGAATAGAATTGTGCAGGAACGTCTTGCAAGGGTAAAAACACCAAATGAACCGAATCAGAGTGAACTCGACTTGCAGGCGCGTGAAAATGCGTTGTATGTCCGTGAACAGGTAGCCGAATTTGGACTGCCAAAAGAGTTAGTGGATGAGTTCAAGGGGATGGATAAAGTAACCGTAGACAAATGTATTAAGATAATCGCCCCATATGTGCAGAAATTGAAAGAGCCGATACTAAACGCTGTCGGACCGACTAATAACGGGGCAAGCGGTACAGAAGCCGCTCAAATTCGTGCTGCTATGGGGCTAAAGAGATAGGAGAGTAAAACATGGCTATTGAATTAGTAACCAAATACCTGCCTTATGTAGATGAACTTTTCAAGGCAGAAAGTAAAAAATCGCTACTGACAAATGATGATTTCGATTGGACAGGGGCAAACACTATAAAAGTGTATAAAATTGGAACGTCTGAAATGAATGATTATGACAGAGCTGGGACGGGGAGCGGAGCAACAGGTTCACGCTATGGGAATGTTAGTAACCTTGATGCAACAACTCAAACAATGCTCGTTCGAAAAGACCGTTCTTTCACATTCGTAATTGACAAATTAGACAGTGACGAAACAGGAAGTACATTGGAGCCAGCTTCGGCACTTGCAAGACAGTTAAGAGAAGTTACAGTGCCGGAAGTGGATTCTTATGTGTACGGCAAGATGTGTGAGGATGCAGGGACAAAACCGGAACCAGTAACATTGACTGCTGATAATATCTATACTGAGATTGTAAAAGCGACAACGGCGCTTGATGATGCGGAAGTACATGAGACTGGAAGAGTTTTATTAGTTGTTCCTACAGTATATCAGATTATGAAACAGAGTAAAGAAATTGTACTCAACACTAATGTTGGTGAAGATATGCGATTAAAAGGGGTGATCTCAAATTTAGATGGTATGAATGTGATTAAAGTATCATCTTCACGAGTACCAAAAGACTTTGGGTTTATGGTTGCACACCCTTGTGCGACAGTAGCACCGACAAAACTTGCAGACTACAAAACACATGACAATCCTCCGGGAATCAGTGGCTACTTGATTGAGGGACGTATCGCATATGATGCACATGTACTTGATAACAAGAAAAAGGCGATTTACTACCAGCAGAATAAAGCTGCAGTGTAAAAATAATATAAATACCTCGAGCTTTCAGTTTTGATTGTTCGGGGTATTTTTGAAAGGTGGCGCAAATGATGGACAATGAACAGTTAGTTGCCCGAATCAGAGCCGGAGTTGATACCGCTGACAATATGCTTGCCCTGTATGAGCAGAACCACGGTTTTATTCATAAGATGGCGTTGAAATATTCGGGATATGCAGAAATAGAAGATTTAAAGCAGGAGGCGTATATTGGCTTGTGTGAAGCAGTGGAGCACTATGACGAGGATAAGGGCGTGGCGTTTATCAGTTACGCAGGCTTTTGGATTAAGCAGACTATGCAGCGGTATATTGATAATTGCGGCGGAGTGGTAAGGCTTCCGGTTCATGCAAGGGAGTGGATAGCGAAATATAAGAAGATGCTACGGGAGTACCGTCAATATTATGGCAGTGAGCCGTCTGAACGTGAGCTGTGCCACCTTCTAGGCGTTGACCGGGAAAAGCTCCATACAATACAGGAAAGCGCGAGAATCGGGCAGATAAAGAGCTTGAGCGAAGTGATGGGCGGAGAAGAGGAAGATTTTACGATTGAGGATACCATAGCATCAGATGAAGATATAGAGGCGGATGTAGCTGAAAGATTAGATACTGCTGCTATGAAGAAAGAATTGTGGATTGCAGTTGATCAACTGCCAAAGGAGCAGTCAGAAGTCATCAGGAAAAGATATCAGCAGAGCATGACCAGGAAAGATACAGGAGAGGCTCTTGGCATTGCTGCAGGTGCGGTGCAGAATTTGGAAAGTAAAGCCATGAGAACGCTCAGAATCCCAAGTAGATCCCGAAAGTTTAAGCCGTATTTTGAGCAATATCTGTCAGCACACAGCTATCACCATGTAGGTGTAGAGAATTTCCAAAGGACATGGATGAGTGAGGTTGAGCGTGAGGCGTTGCGGGAAATGGAATGGGAAAAGGAACATGAGCGGATTATGAGAGAGGCGGATCAGGTGTTGGCAGAAAACGCAAGAATCAAGGAGATGCTAGGGTACGCATAG